AAGGCGCTCAGTGACCCTAACTACGGTTGGCGTAATCACCCAGCCGTAAAAATGTGGCGCGGTTACGGCCCAACGCTTTTTGCTTATCAAGAAGCAATTTGCAATGAATGGACATCACGCGGCTACAAGGACACGTGCCTCGAGAAGTCACGCGAGGCTGTTCGTCCACTTTACGACACTGACAATTTTCACACTCCCGACTGGCTTCGCAACCCAGCACTGCACTTAAGTCATCAAAGCAATCTCATTCGCAAGTTGCCTGAGTTTTACCGTCCCATCTTTGGTGATGACGTTCCAGACGACCTCGAATATGTGTGGCCTGTGTGATGTGCACTAATTTGTTTTCGCAACGCATTAACTTGTTATGATTACTTCATCACGCGTCATTGAACGCATTATGGAGGATGAAACAAAGATGCCTAACATTTCAGACGAACTCACCGCAGCCGTGCAGGACGTCGGACGAAAGCTACGAGAAATTCGTATGCAACGAGGACTTTCACAAGCGGAGATTGCGAACATCATCGGCGTTCGTCAGCCAATCATTAGTCGCATTGAAAAAGGAACGCACATTCCTACGTGGCGTAATCTCGAACGCATCTCTCGTGCGCTTGACGCAACGCTGAGCGTCGATGTGACATCATCACAACGCTAAGTCGGTGTCAACACGATAAGCCAATGCGTTCGTTACGCAGTTCACGTGTAAGATTGTTGTATGTCTGACGAAATCAAAGACGTCACAATTCTTCCCAACATTTGCGCACACGTTAGCGCACGTGGGAAAAAGTGCACAACTCGCGCAGTTGAAGGCTATCCGCTTTGTCATACGCACTTGAGTAACGCATCAGTGCAAGAGATTGCGCTTGTGCGTGGCAAAGACTTAGCGTTCGACAAGATGAGTGGGCCCATCATTGACAACCCACTCGAAGAACTCGCTGCGTTAGTTAGTGAAGTTGTTCTGTATAAAGATTATTGCGCCGAACAAGTCGCTAAACTTCGAGGCGAGCATCGTTACGAAGGACGCGCTGGCGAACAACTTCGCGCTGAAGTTGCATTGTACGAACGCAGCCTCGATCGCGTTGGTAAGCTTTTGATTGAGTGGTCACGCCTCAACATTGACGAACGACTCATGCGCATTGAAGAAGCGAAAGCAACTGCAATTATTGAAGTCATTCGTCGTTCGTTGATGTCTGCGGAACTCACTGAAGAGCAACGTAAAATCGCAGAGGACACAGCGATACGAGAACTACGAGCGTTGGAACGTGGCTGATAGCACAAAGATTCGAACGCGCAAGTCTGCGTTTGACTTAGCCGCAGACAAGATTGAGCACGATCGTAAGCAACTCGAAATTGCGCGTGACCCTGTGCAATGGATTCACGAAGTGCTCGGCGAAACGCCTTGGAGTAAGCAACGTGAAATTGCGTATTCAGTGCGCGATAATCGACGCACTGCAGTGCAATCGTGCCACGACGTTGGAAAATCGTACATTGCTTCACGGCTCGTTGCGTGGTGGATTAGTGCTCACCCGCCAGGAGAAGCGTTCGTCGTAACGTCAGCACCTACGTTCCAACAGGTGCGCGCAATTCTTTGGCGTGAAATCGGAAAAGCGCATACGAAAGGCAACCTCATTGGTCACACTAATGAAGTTGAGTGGAAAATTGGAAAAGAACTTGTTGGCTTTGGACGTAAGCCAAGTGACTACTCACCAACTGCGTTTCAAGGTATTCACGCGCGTTACGTTTTAGTCGTTCTCGACGAAGCGTGCGGCATCCCCGAATCGTTGTGGGACGCAGCAGACACACTCATCACTAACGACTCATCACGCATTCTCGCAATTGGTAACCCTGACGACCCAACGAGTGAATTTCAGAAAATCTGTCGTGAAGGCACTGACTGGAACAAGATTCGCATTAACGCATTTGACTCACCCAATCTTACGGGTGAAGAGATTCCTGAAGCAGTGCGCGAAGTACTCGTCTCTGAAACGTGGGTCGAAGAAAAGCGTAGGAAGTGGGGAGAGTCGCACCCATTCTGGCAATCAAAGGTGCTCGGCTTATTCCCATCGCAGAGTTCAACTGCGTTGCTCCCATTAAATTGGCTTCTCGAAGCAACACGACGCGACTTGCCTCCAGATGAAGATTCGAAAGTTGCGCTCGGCGTTGACGTCGCGCGCTTTGGTAATGACCGCACTGTTGTCGCAGTGCGTCAAGGCGGGCGAGGTCGTATCATTCACAACGTGAATGGAAATGACACGATGGAAACTGCAAGCAACGTACGACGCTTCATTAAAGCGTACAAAGCAGACATCACAGGTATTGACACCGTAGGTGTGGGCGGTGGTGTGTATGACCGACTTTATGAAGAGAATGAATCAGTTTTCGAAATGGTTGCATCAGGACGCGCAAAAGACTACGCAACATACGCAAACAATCGTGCTGAGTGGTATTGGAACTTTCGCGAAGCTCTCGAGCGTGGTGAAGTTGACTTAGACGAAGAAGACGAAGACCTCATTTCTGAATTGGCAGGAATGCAATTCAAGATTGACGCTCGTGGACGCATCCTCGTTGAAAGTAAAGAAGAAATGAAAAAGCGAGGACTTCAATCTCCTGACCTCGCTGACGCATTAGTCATGGCGTTTGCAGCGCCTGCGGACCAAGACTGGAACGCAGCGTATGGCATTACGCTATGCGTTGGATGTAATCGTGGCTTCTTATCAGAGTCGCGTAATTCATGCCCATATTGTGGAAAGAAGATTGACTAACAATGAGTCGTTTAGTGCGCAACAAAAAAGTAAAACAACAAAGTGTAGAATCAACAATAAGTTTCGAAGAGTTCGAAAAGTTGAAGTGTTCGCATTGCGGAGGCGCACATTTACGTGCGTGTCCGAGAGTGAAAAGAATGCTCTTCCACGCATCGGGCTCATTGAACGAAATAGAATTTTGGCAGGACGGGCAATGGGATACGACAAACGTGTTGTGGCCTGAGTCCGTAATCGAATCAGGAGAAGCAAATGAGTGAAGTACAAAAGATTCACGAGAAGATTGACGCTCTTATCGAGCGTCTCAGCGACGGCAGACTCATTTCTGCGCAAGTTCTCCCATTGGCGCATGCTCTTAAAGAAGAAATTCGTAAGGTTCTGGGGGATGATGCAAAAGAAATCATTGAGACTGACGTTCCTGCTCCTGTCATCGCTGCTGTTGACGCTTCTGTCGCGGCAGTCGAAGAAGACGTCAAAGAAGAAGAAGACGTCGCAGATGTCGCACCCATCGCAACGAAAAAGAATCGCACCACTTCCGTAAAGTCAGAATAGTCGAGGCGTTTTGAGCGAAGACTCGATTGCAAAAGGACTCAAAGCACGTGCGCAAGCGCGTAGCGCACAAGGTCGTGGGGGCGGAGGCGCATCGTCTGGCCCAGGACCGCAAACGTTTGGCACCAACTTTGGTCAAGGTGGTGTAGCATCGCAATACAATGAGTGGAGCTTTGGCATCTCTTATGGGACCGGGCTTGACCGTCCTTGGAGCGACTTCCTCTCAGGCGCGTTCGGACCTCTCGCGCCAATTCAACCGCTTGGCATTGACACACCTCAAACTGAGTCGGGACGTCCTGAGCCTCGTCGAATGCAGTACCCAGTCGGCTGGAACATGCCGATGGGTCAGCCAGGCTCTGAAGGTCTTAAGCTCGTCTCATTTGCGAACCTTCGCGCGTACGCTGACATGTATTCTGTTGTTCGCGCATGCATTCAAGTGCGCAAAGAAGAAATCATGGGACTCGACTGGGACATTGTGCCCACGGACGAAGCAGCGCGCGCAATGCGTGGCGATGAAGACGCGCACTCAGACTTTCAAGAACGTCGCGCTGAAGCGCTCAAATTCTTCAAGCGTCCTGACCCTAACTACCACGACTTTCAGGGTTGGTTGAGCGCAGTTCTTGAAGACGTGTTTGTTGTTGACGCATTGGCTCTTTATTTGCACCCATCACGTCTCCCGGGCAAAGGCCTCTTCAAGTCCGACTTGGCCGCAATTGAAGTGCTTGATGGTACAACTATTCGCCCATTGCTCGATGTACGTGGAGGAACACCTAGGCCTCCCTCAGTGGCTTATCAGCAATACCTCTGGGGTGTACCACGAACTGACTTGATGGACATCATTCTCGAGGCTGACATCGAAGAGATGGGCGAGCCAGTTGATGAATATCGCGCTGACCAACTTTTGTACTTACCGTACACGCGTCGTTCGTGGACGCCTTACGGTTTCCCAGGTATCGAGCGCGCAATCATTCCTGTGATGACAGGTTTGCGTCGTCAACAGTTTCAACTCGACTTCTTCAGCGAAGGTTCTATCCCAGGACAATTCGTTGTCCCGGGCGATGACATTAGCACGCCGCAACAAATTCGTCAGTTGCAAGACACGCTGAACGCACTCGCAGGTGACCAAGCGTACAAGCACAAGATTATCGTTCTTCCACGAGGCTCGTCTGCGCAACCGCAAAAGCCAATCGATCTCGCAGGCAAGATTGACGAGATTCTTCTCAATATGATATGCATGGCGTATGACGTTATGCCAATGGAACTCGGCATGTCGCCTTCAGTGTCAGCGTCTCAGTCTTCTGGCGCTGCATCACAAATGGCGAAGGCGAGTCAAGAAATCAATCAGCGCAAAGCGCTAAAGCCGATGCTTTCGTGGTTGAAAGGTGCAATCTTCGACCACATTCTTCAAGACGTGTGTTCGCAAGACGACATGCAATTCGTATGGATTGGACTTGAAGACACGCAAGACGAAGAAACGATGGCGAACAACTTTAAGACGCTCATCAGTTCTGGTCTTATGTCAATTGACGAAGCACGCGCACAAATGGGCATGAGTCCTTGGGGCTTGCCACTTACGAGTGACCCAATTTACATGTCAGCGACGGGCGTATCGACGTTGGGTGCGATTGCGCCTAACATCGCAGACTCTGACTTGAATGACCCAATCGCGGATAACAACGCATTGCAAACTGCGCCCACTTCAATTGGTGGCGCAGCAGGCGCACCTCCCGCTGCACCTACGTCTGCTCCTACGACGCCTCAACCTGCAACATCCGCAGGTACGCCAGGCGTTGGCGGACGTCCACGTGGAGGTGGAGGTGGCGCGCCTCAAATCACGCAACCTGCCGCAGGAACGAGCACGCCTCTTCATGGCGCAAGTGGAAAGAAGACGCAACAAAAAGCAGTCGACAAAGCGATTCAATCAGAATTCGAATCACTACGTCGCTTTTTGAAGAAGGGCCGTTCAATCGACAAATGGACGCCTGAGTTCATTCCTTCATCAACGTTCACTTCATTGAAGAAGTCATTGTCGCAAGGCGTCGAACTTGGCGCTGCAATCACTAAAGCAAAGAACAACGCAAAAGTGCAAGCACATGTCGCGCGACGTGATGCAGCAATCGCTTCAGTGTCGTCTTCTGTTGAAGGAGACTTGAACGATCTTGCGTCTCAAATCAATGACCCTAACGTTGGAATGATTGGTTTCGTCGATCGCGGTACGAAGATTCTTCAGCAAGGCTATCATGCAATTTACAACGCGGCAACTCGAGACGCTGCTGCAAATTACGACAACGTATCTCGAGTGATTCCGCAAGACGTTGCAATTCTCGCTGCGCAACGCGCAGAAAAGCAACGTGACTTCCTCACAGGTTTTGCGCAAGACATTAAGTCAAATGTGTCAAACGCAAAGAAGAAGCAACGCATTGCTCTTTACGCACGTTCATTGCAACCTGCGTATGAAGAAGGTCATGGCCTTGCAGTGCTCTCAGGCCAAGCACTTGGAAATTCGACAAACTCGAATGACAACAAGTACATCGACATGCACGCTGGACCCGCGTTCTCGAGTGACTACCTTCCCGCTGGCACAGGCGTAAACGACTATAGCGAACTTTCGCCAATGTACGACGAAAGCGCTGGCATGGACTCGTCCAACATCACTGATGGAAGTGGCGATGGGATGTCATCACTTCTTGCTTTCGCAGGCATGGTTGGAATTGGTCTTCTCGCTGGCGCGATTGGCGCTGACCAGACTGATGAAAACGGCGTAATGACTGCGCCTGAAGATGGGAACTACGATTCTCCGCCAGCGCAAGTCATCATCTGGCACGCGACTGACGATGAAGCGTGCGACTTGTGCGCTGACCGAGATGGCGAAGAGTACACGCTTGACACTCTCCCATGTTGGCCTGGTGATGGCGGCTTTGGCGAATTCTGCGACGGCGCAGCAAATTGTCGTTGCACGCTTGAGTACGTTAATGGTGATGACAGCACGCTCGCAGACAACCCATTCAGTTCGGACTCTGTCGACTTTTATGCGCAACGTCTCGCTGAAGAAAATGCGTATGACCAAGCCGCAATTGACGCTCGCGCCGCTGACATCGCAAATGTCGCATTGACGAGCCCAGACGCAGCAGCACGTATGCAAATGAATGATATGCTTTACGGTGTGCCTAACACGCGTCAGTCGTATCGCGCAGGCGCAGAAGCAGTCATCACTAAGAGCGAGAACAATCTCACTGACGTCGTTTGGAACTACCTTAAGCAGCACTATAAGAAGAGCGCAATTCGATGGGCGAAGGAAGCAACGTGGACGTTCAATCCTGACATGCCAATTGATGACCTCATTCTTATGCGTCCAACGAACACGATTGACCAAGACAAAGTTGCGCAAATCGAAGATGAGATTCGTCAAGGTGAACCGATTGCGCCTATCGTTCTCGTAAAGACGTCTGAAGGATACGACGTCGCTGATGGTAATCACCGTGTCACAGCAATGCGTAACGTTGGCATTAAGACGACAACAGCGTACATCGCAACGGGCGTAGGCGACGCTGGCCCCTGGGCGACAATGATGCAGAATAATCAACTCAAAAAGTTTGCTAATGTTGAAATCGCAAAGAGCGTCATTGAGATGAGCGCATTCATGGCATACAAGTCGTTAAGCGCAGACGCAATGTCAGTGATTCAAGTTGGCGACATCATCAGCGATGATGAGCCTGTGACGTTCTCATCAACTCGCCCAGAGAGTGCGTATGTTGCAGTGGTGAAGTATCTGCCAACTGGTCGTCTCCTCCCAGGACAAGAACTCATTGTCACGAGTGTGAGCGATAACGAGGTTGTGCTGGAGATTCTCTAGTGAGCATCTTCTCAGACACGCGCTCAAAATGGACGCCCATTGTGGCTCGAAGCACGTGGGAACCTAACATCATTTCAAAGTACGCGCCTGGACAAGAGCGCGCTTGGAATGGAGAGTTCGCAAGTAACGACAACGAAATCATTCAAGCCCCACCGCCTCCAGGCACTGAACCTCGCACGTGGGACAAGATGAACGTTGGCGACACAATTGTGTGGGGTCGTCATGGCAACGTAAAAATTACGTCAATTGATGACAATCCAAAGCAGCCAAACTACAAACGTATTCGTGGCACAACGTCTGAAGGCAAGCCCACTACGTTTTACATTAGTCTTAAAGGTCAATACCCAATTGTCGTCTCAGGAGACACCGCAGAAGGCGAACAGAAGCCTTCAATCACTCCTGCGGGCACTCAAAAGCCAGACGAAGGTAAGCCATTACAAACGCCTACTGATATCTCAGAGCTTAAACAAGCAGTTGCTGACGCGCTTCCTGCGTACGCTGCAGCGCTCGCAGAAGTTAACGACTTAAAACTTAAAGTTAACGCTGCTGAGTTTGAAGCAGAACGTGAAATTGGGCCAAACGGTTGGAAGACTGAAGACGAAATAAAACAAAGCAAAAAAGATTACAAAGTCGCAAAGAACGATCTCGCAAAAGCAGACGCAAAACTGATTGACACCATGACGACACTTGGTGGAAGCGTAAACGCGTACATTGACGCTGAAGTACAGCAAAGAATCGATGCGCAAGGCATAACGCGTATGACGCCAGACCAACGCGTTGAAATGCTAAAAGAAGAAGCTCGTAAAATTGAAGATGCAGCGCAAACACCAGAATTAGTTAAAGAACGTGACGCAATTTGCAAAGATATGCTCGCTGAGATACGCGCAGGTTTTAGCGACGGCACGCTAACGTCTGGTTGGATGATGTCATCAACTGACAGCGATGAAACTATTCTTGATCGATTGCGTGGTCGTTACATATCGCAAGAGCACACAAACGTAGTGATGAGGCCTGGGAGAATGATAGATGCGTATTCACCTTCGCCTCGCATTGAACTCGCAATGAATGAATACAACGCAAAATACGGCGCTCAAAATAAAGCAATGATTGATGCGTATAATGCGCTACGAGAAAAGTCGCGTAATGACGTCGATAAAGTGCTTGCTATCACAAGTGCTGTGACGTTTGAAACAATTGGTCAAATGCGTGAAATGAGCAGCGGCAACGACTTAACATACACTCTCTCAAGAATTGGCGCAATGTCAGCGTCAGACGACGAAAAAATGAAAGAGATTGTCGCATCAGCGACGCAAATGTTTCCTAAAGATTGGATTGACGACGTCAATTCAAAGATGCCGAATGGCATACGTGTCGAGTACACATTTTCAGAAGCAGGACGAAGCTATCATCAACGTGACTGCGTTCATCTTACACTTGGAAGTGAACACAAGAAAGGAGATAGCGCAAAAATCTCTACAACATTGCATGAAATTATGCATTACTTAGAAAGTGCGTCTGGCGTCCAATCCACTGAAGCGTCATTCTGGCGTGTGCGATGCCCTAAGCAACGTACATCGCAAGACGTAGTTGGAGGCAGAGGCGACCCTGACGACTTTAAGATTAAGTACGCAGGTCGATGGTACGGCGGAGGTAACTATGAAATCATGACAATGGGCATGGAATCGCTGTACGCTGGCATTACTGAAAGGTCAACACTTACGCTAGATGACCCTCAATATCGTAACTTTATGGTTGGCACGCTATTGCTCGCAGGTAGGAAGTAAAGCTAATGATCGAAGACTATGGGTCGCCTACTCGTTGGAAAGCTGAAGTGTTTTTTAGTGACTACGAATTTGAAGCTCTTCTCACGACTGACAACGAATTTTTTTGCGATGACCCACGCGTCAATGACGCAATGCAATTCGCAATTTTCGACAAAACACTAGTTTCTCCAATTGGCGTTATGCCGCCTCTTCCTTCGCTTGCTACGTCGTTAAATAATCCTCCTTCGATTGCGTCTGCGTTTTATGACGCGGTGCTTAGCGTTTATTCAGATGAAAGCAACTTGCGCATTGCGTTCACAGGCTCAAACATTCTTATGCCTGGCATTGAAATCGATGACGTCGATAAGAATGACATTGACAGTTTCAACTTAGGAGACGTGCTCACAATCACATCGCGTAACGCAGCAGTGAGCAAGTTGTTTGTTGGCAAAGTTGGGCACGACGTTTCAGACGAAGAGCGAGATTCGCATGGACGTTTTGCGTTAGAGGGTGACGCAAAGCAGAGTCCCGCTGAAACAACAAAAATCACAGGCCACGACTTGCACGAAGGCGTCATCTTTCAACACAAAACGTATGGGCGATGCGAAGTCGTTAGCACCAAGCCTGACACTAAGCAACCTGACTCATATGTGAAGTTGAAGTTAAAGCAACTTGACGGTTCGAACACAGTGCGAACTGTGTGTATGACGCGTAAGAACGTCATTAACGCCGAGTCAAACACGTACAAGCCTGCAAATGCGCCTGCTCCCGCGCCCGCGCCTGTAAACGAAGAAAAAGTGGGTGGAGGTTCGACGTATCTCGCTACTCACACAGATGAAGCAAACAAAATTTGCGCAATGGCCGCTGACCAACGCGTTGCGCTTGCGGCACGTGTTTGCAATATACGTCAACTCTCAGCCGAAGAAGAAGACAGCGTTGTGAGATACACAAACAATCTTTTCTACGGCGTAAATAGAATGCTACGCACAGGTTCTCAGATGAACGGGAATTACTTGGGTCATGTCGCGCGTATAGATAGCGCATTAGAGCGTCATCGTCTTACAGAAACAATGTGGTCCTACCGCACAATCACGCACCGGGATTATGACGTTCACATGTTTGACGAAAATGAGAAAGAAGTGACAGAGTCTCTTAGTATTGGCACTACACTAGTAGACAAAGCGTTTATGTCAACGTCTGTTGCGCCAGAGCTTACCACTATGGTTGGTACGCCTTACAATAATACGCAAATATTCCCTAACCGACGCGATGTTTCGACCGTGGACGTAAATTCATACGCAAAAATTGGCTTCTCTATAGCATCGCCGCCAGGCACACCTGCTGCGTACGTTAATGACATATCTGAATACGATGACGAACACGAAATTTTGTTAGGCCGAGGCTTGAAGACAGTCGTTACTAGAATGGAAGAAATCGATACGGTAGCGGGCAAGAGTCTTCTCGTTCACATCACAGTCATACCAGAGACAACTACACCACCACTTCCACAAATTAAAGGCATCTAATCAATGGAAATTACTGAAGTCATTTTAAGAAAAAATGCAAAGACGCGTCAAAAACAAGAAGAAGAGCAGCAGTTTGTGGTCTCGGGCCAATGCGTTAATTGTGTGCATCGCAACACGGGCAAAGACAATTGGGCAACGTGCGCTGCGTTCCCTAATGAAATTCCAATGCACATCTTTGTGGGAAACGTATTGCATAACGTTCCTATTCACGGCGACCACGGCATTCAATTTGAAGCGATAAAAGACGCATCACAATGATGTGCGCACTTTTAGTATTATAAGTGCTTAGGTATTCGTTCCTCATAAAACGATGCCACGTAGTTTTTAGAATTCACTAACACGGAGATATTCTGGCTCGCATTCTAGATGAAGCGGTTGTAGAACTTGGTGGAGACACAGCATTTGGCGTCCCAATCACTAAGGCTGAAGAGCAGGCTGACGGTAGCGTCATTGTCTCGGGTCTTTGCACAAGCGACATGGTTGACCTCGATGACCAAATCATCGACCTTGACTTTTCGCGTAAGGGTCTCGCAACTTGGGCGCAGTCTTTCGGTAACGTCCGTCAGATGCACTCAACGAATCTTCCTCCCGCAGGTAAAGCAATTAGCGTCGACACTACGCGTCCTGAAGGTGTGTACCTCACTGCGCGGATTGTTGAACCTGGCGCAGTAAAGCTCGTTAAAGAAGGCGTGTACTCTGCATTTAGCGTTGGCATCTCTAAGCCACGAATCATTCGTGACAAAGTTGCTAAACAAGGACGTGTGACCGACGGCATCTTCTCAGAAGTCTCAATCGTAGACTTCCCCGCTCTGCCCACGGCAAAGTTTGAGATCGTCAAGCGTTCAAAGACAGAAATCAACAAAATTGAAAAGACATTGACGCCTATCGGCTCAATCATCAAGCGTCAATCAGACGAGAAGGAACAAACACCTGTGAGTGAGATGAACGAAGTAGAAAAGGGCGTCGATGGCGTCTGCGACATGTGCAAGGGCGCAGGTTGCGAAAAGTGCATGGGCAAGGCTGCTGAGGCTGAAGTCGAAAAGAAGAAGCTTCCAAAGGATGACGCTGACGTCACCGAAAGTCTTAGTGAAGCCGATGACGCTATCGAGGATGCGAAGGATTCGCAAGCCAAAGACAACGCTAAGCACATGGCTGACAATGATGATGACGATGATGACGATGATGACGACGACGACGATGACTCAATGAGCAAGTCAATTGATGGCGTTGCTTACGGTCTTCGTCGCGCGCACGACGCAGTATGCGATGCGTACTCGCACGACATCGTCAAGTCTGCTCACCCATCAGTTGTCACTAGCGGCTACAAGTCTGTGCTCGAGCCTGAAGTAATTCGCACTCTTCTTTCATCTCTCGCTGAGAGTGAAGACCCAATGAAGTTAGCGTCTTTGGCCGCTGCTGTTGGCGCCGCTCAAACGCTTTCAACGATGAGTGACACGCAAATTCGCGATGCTCACGACGCATTGCACAAGTCATTCACTGACGCGTATCCGACTGCTCACGTCACGCCAGGTAGCATCACGCCTGGACAATTCCAACGCGCATTCGTAAGCGCAGGTCGTGCCCCACTGAGTTCGACTGGCGCTAATCCTCGCATTCCAGACGTAGGCAACAGCACTATCGATGGCGATGACTTCACGCGCGGTCCTCTCACTGATGGTCGTGAGAACCCATCTCCTGAGAACACCGGCAGTCACACTCCTACGAATGCAACTGCCGCTGATCGAATCGCTGAGGCAACTGCAGATGCTGCGATGAACGCACTTGCCGCACTTCACGACCACATCTCATCAGCATACCCACGCATTTGCGCACTTGACGCAGGTGCTGGCACTTCGTACGCTGGCGTAAGCTCACTTCTCACTGATGGAAGCATCAAGCCAATTGCCGCAAGCGCAACGCCTTCATTGACGAAGGCTGAGAAGAAGATTCTTAAGCAAGCGAAGAAGATTAAGAAGGCGCAAAAGCTTCTGCAAAAGTCGCAAGACTTTGAAGCGCAAGAGCCTCTCTTCGTTGAAGAACACACCGGCCAAACGATCCCTGTCACTACTGACAGCGACGGGCAGGTTTTGATCGACACTGACACCCTCAACGACATCGTTAAGTCGCTCGTTGAGTTGCACACGAAGGCGAAGTTTGAAGCCCTCGATGATGTTCTCGGTGTCGTACAATCGGAGGTTGAAAAGCTCGGTAGCGAGCCCGACCCCGCCAAGGCCCCGGTAAGGGGTACGGTGGTGCTCGAGCGTGCAATCGAAAAGTCAGCCACTGAAGCAGACTTGCTTCGCAAGGCTGCCGAGGACAGTTTGAAGGAAGAAGTTGCGTACCTTGAGGTGCTCACGAAGTCAGGTAACCCTGAACTGCGTATGCGCGCTGAGCAGCAACTATCACGTTTGCGCGAGCGCGTGGCCTTCGAGCAAAACTAACTACCACTAAAACTTTAAGGAGTTTTATCGCACAGATTGACACCACCGACGCTGGACGTTACTCCGGCGCTTCGGACATGATTACGGGGCGCATGCCTGCGTTGGTCAAGGGTGCAGGCTTCGCTAAGGTCGGCGGCAATCAGCCTCTGACTGACGACAGCGAAATCTTCAAGCGTTCGTACGAGGCTGAGCGTGCTCTTCGCACCTCCGTCAAGAACTCGATCGCTTCGCCCGACAGCGTTCGCAAGAGCATCAACCCCGCGTTCTCATCGCAATTCGGCTTGTTCATGACTGAAGGCAATAACCCTGGCTATGGCCAGTTGGTTGGCGAACTTCAGAGTGTGCTCTCCGCTGAATTGGGTAAGAACATCACCCTTTCATCGCCTCTCTCGAGCGGCTTCGTGCCTTTCGACTTGGTTGCGCCTTCGCGACTCATCTACCCGGTGTACTCGCCTCTGCGTAACAAGGTCCCACGCGTTGCTGGTCAGGGTACTTCACACCGTGCCAAGTTGGTCACCGCAATTAGCGGTTCGCAGACTGGTCTTGCCAACAAGCGTATTTCCATCTCGGAAATTCCTTCGGGTCAGACCATCGGCGGCAACTGGCCGTTGAACATCCCAGGCGCAGGCGCGCAGTCCGCAGTCGACATGAACATTCCTTACTCGTTCTTCGGAATGTCGGAATCGCTCTCGTGGCTCGCTCAGTTCGCAGGTCAAGGCTTCGAAGACATCTCTGCTCTTGCTAACCTCGTTCTCCTTCAGGAGTTCATGCTTGGTGAAGAGTACACGATGCTCTCGGGTACTTCGTCTGCGCTTGCTCAGCCCGCTGCGCCTACGCTTACTGCTCGTACGCCTAACTCGGTTGAGACTGCACTGTCTGCCACGACCAATAACCTTTACGTACTCGTCACGGCTAAGAACTACTTCGGTGAGACCGCTGGTAGCACGAGCCTTGTCGCTAACGTCGCGCTTGCAGCGAACAAGGTTGTGGACGTCAAGATTGCCCCAGTTCGCGGTGCATACCAGTACAACATCTACGTCGCCAACGCTGCTTCAGCGCCTGGTGCACTTACGAGTTACTGGCTCATGGCTTCGAACGTCGGTGCTACTACCTTCACGTTGCAGGGCACTATCCCATCATCGGGCACCAACCCTTCAGGAACCGACTCCGGCACTTCGTCTTCCACGGACTACGAAGGCTGGCTGTCAATCTTGGACGGTCACGCTTCCACTGACGCTTCAGTGTACCCAACCGGTTTCACTGGTTCGTACATCAACAAGTCTGTCAACTCAACTCTTACGCACGGAGTCCTCTTCACTGCGCTCGAGGCGATGTGGAATGGCTCGACCACCGGCAACAACAACTCGTCGACGACTGGCGGCTTCCGCGCTGACCCTGCTGAATTGGTTGCAGAAGGCTCGGACATCGCTCGTCTCGCTGACGAGGTAATTGCTTCAGGTGCTAACACCAACTACCGTCTCTTCCTCTCGCAGGACGAGGTCGGTGGCGTGCGCACCGGTGCTGCGGTTTCTGAGATTCAGAACCCCATCACTCGTAGCATCCTCCGCTGCGTTGTTCACCCCTACCTGACCCAGGGCACCGCGTTCTTGAACTCGTACACCCTGCCCATGTCGTGGAGCAACGTCTCCAACGTCTGGGAGAACGTCATGGTCCAGGACTACCTGTCGATCAACTGGCCTGTCATTGACGCTTCGTTCCGCTACAGCATTTACATGTACGGTGCGCTCGTCAACTACGCTCCGCAGTACAACGGCGTGATTCAGGGTCTTCAGCAGTCGGTCGCTGGCACCACCGGTACCAACTCGTAGTATCCCTCAACGAAAATGGGTCGGGGCAGAGATTACGGTCTCTGTCCCGACTCATCTTCATTTCTAGGAGAACATCATGGCTTTTGCTCCCGTTGAAACATACAACTATCAACACATCAGTGGCGCAGGCACTTTCACAATTCACAACGGCGCAGCGAATCTTGTCTCAATTGTTGTGAACACTGCTGGAACATTGTGCACGGTGTACGACAGCGTCACTGCGTCTGGCTCTGTTGTCGCAAAGATTACGACTACGCAACTTGGAACGTTTACGTTTAAAGCACGTATTGGCCAAGGCATTACGATCGTAACAACCGGCACAAACACTGACCTCACGGTGATGTACGGCGCTGCAGCGTAACACGCTTCAAACTAGAGAAAGCAGCGACTTACGTCGCTGCTTTTTCTTTTGCGCAAGTATAGAATAGAACTAACACGCTAACTAGTGGAGATGAATAGATGTCGACTTTCTCAGTGCCTCCTGGGTGCACGGGCGTTGAATTGCCCAATGGTCAAAAAATTGACGCAAATAAGCAAGGCAAATTGACGATCGATGACCCACGCGCAGAGAAGTTTGCAAGCAAATCTTTTCTCTCAAAGCAAGGCGTAGTTTCAAGGACGACATTAGGCTTTGGCCATGTGAAAGGTGAGACGTCTCAATGTACGTCTTGCGTTTTCTCTGGCTTTGCTTGGCAAACAACCTGCCCTAAGTGTGGCAGTGAGATGAAGATTATGGAGACACAATGACAGTTTACGCACCTACTGGCGTCACGGAAGTTTCAATTTCGGGCGCAGGTCACTCGCACGTTATCACTAAAGATGAAGAGCACATGTCTGTTTCATGCGCAGCGTGTGAGCCTGAGCTTTTGACGATGGGTTGGGCGCGCGATCTTCGCGATGTACCGCTTACGTTTGACGAGATTCGCGAGTCAGAAATTGCGCAGCAGGACATTGCTCGCTTCGAGCAACTGAAGGTCGCTGAGTCTGCGCGCGCAGCGGCGACTGCTGTGCGAAGCGCAGGAGTGAAGACGACTCGACGTGGGTCAGCCCGCTAAAAAGTGCGTCGGCTGCTCTAAGCCGGGTCGCTTTGTAGTTGGTTGGTGCGACGACTGCTCAGGCGGATGTTGCGAAAAGCACATTCGTTGGTCGTCTACTCGCGAGAATTGGCTGTGCCCACGATGTAAGAAGTCTGAGGACGCACAACCTAATCAACAAACGAACGCGGAGTAGATGTGGCGACGCCATACATAACACCTAGCATTCTCATCAATGCGCCAACGGGCATTTCATGGGAAACGATTCCTGACTTTGGCTCAGACCCTGACGCGCAACTCGCTGAACAAACAAACATGTGTTGGCGAGCAACGCACTGGATTGACTCGTATTGCAATCAACCTTTGCGTTCAACTGTAGACACTGAAGAGTTTATTGGGCCAGACTATCGAATGACTGTCGACTGGCAAGGGCTCGTGCGCGTTCTTACGTCACGTTGGCCAGTCACTGACATTGTTGGTGCGCAATACGCATCATCGACTGTTGCGCCTGCAAATTGGCAGACAATCAACACAGAATATTTGTACATTGAAAACGCATTGAACATCTCGAGCGGCGTGTCAATCGAATCTGCTGCTGGTCCATCTGCAATTCGCATCACGCCTGGGTACGTTTCATGGCAGAGTGGGCGCAACGGTCTACGTCTTCAACTTACATACGTGAACGGTTGGGCGCACGCAGGCATCACTGCGAACGCAAACATTGGCGACACTACGCTTAACGTCGATGACTGCACAGGCATGGTGAACTCATCAGGTTCAGGTCGTGGAATGTGGATATATGACGGTTCGAACACTGAGTACGTTCACGTAAAAAGCACGAGCGTGTCGTCAGGCGCTGGAGTTGTAACGTTAAACTCTCCACTAACGTATTCACACAGCGCAAGTGTGCAACAACCCATCATCATCTCGTCATTACCTGAGTCAGTGCAAGAAGCAGCGATCATGCACGCTACGATGCAAGCACTTGCGCGTGGTTCAACCGCGACAACTGTTCAAACGATGCCCGGTAGTACGTCAAACATGGGCGGGCAAACTGCGCAGATGATGACTGACATTAAAGACATTTTGAAGCCTTATCGTCGAGTCATCTAATGGGCGTAAACGCAGTTCAAACATACGCAAAGACGCTCACTGATGGCATCACTGCGCCTCTCAACAATCGTCCAATTGTTGCGTACATTACGCCTCCTAACCCAGGTAAATTGCCTGGGCCTGCTGCATACATCTGGGTGACGCAAGGCACAAACGCTCGACAGACTGCACCTCGTGGTGCAGGTTTTCGTCAAAGCGTGTGGACTGTTAGCGTTTGGTTAATGAGCCCGAGCAGTGCAACGAACCCTAACGCTGATTCAGCATTTGCGTGTTTGATTGACGCTGTTGTTGAAGCGTGGGTTACGACGCCAATGCCTGTCACTATAACTGACGCAGTGACGCAACGCACTACGCAATTTATTTCAGTCGGTGAGCAGTTCACTATTCAACAATCTCCTGTGCACGCGCTTTCAGACCAACGTCTGTTTCTTTATGAAGCGCTACTCGAATTCACGTTGAAAGAAATTGCGCAACCGTAATGAATAACGAATACATTA